AAAAACGCCATTGAACCTCCCTACGCTAATCTTAATACCGCTGTACTTGTGCCTGCTGACGGAAATTGTATTGTAAATGTTCCAGATGTTGCTGTGAAGTCACCACCAAAATCCAAAACTAAAACTGAGTTATTAGTCGGTGCACTACCGTCTGATCTATAAATTTGTGCATACCTTGCTGTGAATGTTGCACTTGTCCAAGATGTGTCATCAAAATCTACAAAAGCAGTTGATGCGCTTGATCCACCAGTAACTGATGGGTTAGCCAGTGTGTTACCGCCTGTTGTATAATTTGTGCCTGAAGCAGATACTTGATTAGTTGTATTGTAAGCTGTAGGGTCTGATGCTGAAACAGTTTTTGATGATGTATAAAGAGCTATTTTATAAGTAGCACCACCATCAAAGTCATGGTTCCCTTTCAGCAACTCTTCTTTAAAAACATTTGATATTACGTTTGCCATTTATTTTCTCCTTATGGGTTTGTGGACCTTACACCAATTCTTGGTACGCCGTCCATATATTCATCTCGTCTTCTGCGCCCCATCTGCTCACCAGCGAATGGTGATAATGATTGTTGATAGTAACTTTCATACGTCTGGAGCATGTTGTCGGGACCTTTTAAAAATTTAAAAGCTTCGACTAGGCAGGCATAGAGCAACAATTGAGGTGCGTTATTACTAACCCAAGTCGTCGTGTTGCTTGACGATAAACCTGTTGGTAGCGCATTATACGCTAGTTCTATAGTATATGCGGCATTTGGCGTTGGAGCAAGAAGTATTGTGTCGTTGTCCCAGTTTGCATAATATTTTGGAATGCCTGTGCTAGTCCTATCTGGAGAGTATTCACTCATAAAACTAGTGTCTTTTTTCTCTAAATACCTTCTCTCATTATCTGTCAAACCACCCAAAGACCCAGATGGACTGAATATATTAACAGATCTAATAAAGCTAAAACTTGTGGGTGTAGCTCCTGGCATAGCCACAAAAGGGTCTCCTGACGTCAAAGAAGCTGTCTTGTATTGTCTAAATACATCAAGATCAACATCTCTAAATATCCTAAGCTCAGCATGTTCTATAAAATCGTTGACAATAACGGTTGTAAATACGTTGCTGTCCGTTTCTGTATAGTCTCTAATTTGTGTTACTAGTTCGGAATATGTTGTCATGCAGTTATTGTAGTTGGCCCAGCATACGCTCGACCGCCTCCTCCTCTTAAATTACCTGTTGTTGCTGTGTCCGTTGCAACAGTGAATGTATAATTATTATCATCAACTTTGGTTATTGTATACCCAGCAGATCGGTTAATATTTGTTGCTGTTATGCCATCAAAACTAGACGCACCATAAAATCTTACAGTATCCGAACTAGATCTTCCGTGACTTGGCTCTTTAACTGTAATCACACTTGTGCCAGAGTTAGCTGTCTTCAAACCATTTAAGGGTAATAATATAGGTGCAGCCGTTTCTGTTCTGTCATTTCTAGCGTTTTGTAATGCTTGTTTGTCTGCTGTGTGTGATCTAACTTCTATCTGTGGATGTTTAGCTTCGAACTCAGACTGATGTACAAAAGAACCATTCCATTCTTTAAGCATCTCGTGGTATGGAAAAGCCATGCCACTTCTATCTGATATTGCTTTTGCTTTTTTACCTGATGAAAAATTAGACATTTGGATAATACGCCTGTGGTGTTATGTGTGTACTTGTTGAAGAACCATCTTCAGTAAGTGCACGGTTAAATTCATCTTCGTAATATAGTTTCATTTGCTGTGCCAGCTCTGGTCTGTACTTTTGTGATAAATAAAAAGTTAAACCAGATACCATGCAAGGTACAAAACGATAAGGTATGTCACTTGCATTTGTAAAATCACCTGCATCTTGTATTCTTTTAACAAAATATAAATGCATGTCTGCAGCACCAGCTGTTGAATCTGGAGTTGGATAAACAAACAAAGTTACTCGATCAATTAATCGTTGAACATAATATTGTGTTGGTTGTGCTTTTGATAATTTATTAGATAAACCAGAATAAGTTGACCTGTTAATTTTTGTCATCGCCACATCTTGTTGTGATGTTTGAGTTCTGTTTGTTCTGTACGTTGCTTCTAATATATCATCTATGCCAAATATAGTTGATGCTGTTTGATTGGTAGTTGCCTGTGCTCTATTGCTGTCAGAAGTATCGTCAGCAGCGCTTCTAAAAAAATGATACTCAGCCTGACCCTCAACAAGGTCAATATTGGTTTCATCTATTTCCCAATAATGTAATCCTCTATTACCCCACTCTTGAAACATAATATTCATAGAACGCCTTGCAGATTTCATCTGATAACCTGTAATGTTATCAAAACCTATTCTCTGAAAAGACTCCTCTATTATATCGTCAATAGCAAAAGTTTTATCGAACGTTGCTGTTCCTGAAGTAGTGTTTGGCATATGCTACTCCTATTAATAATTTTTAAGCCACTCACATGTAATGGTTGCACTATCATTAGCAGTGCAAGCAGGCATTACAAATACAACATCTCCTGTGAAGTTTGTCGCTTCATTATTTTTAATTCCGCCTATAGAGCTGTAGTCTAAATGACCATCTCCTTCTACTGTTAGAAAAGTTGCATCAGTATCTGCATCCCACATCAACTTAACAGAATCTACTTTTGCTGTCATTGATACGCTATACCATATTTTGTTTAAAGTAACAGTTGCTGGTGTTTTTCCATCTTGTCTTGCCGTCAACGCTGATACATCAACAATCTTAGTTGTGCCACCGCTGTTATCTGATACGTTTTGATAGTGTGTAATTAATTTTTTATCACCTTCAAAAAGTGTTTGATTTAATACTACGTCCGCCATTTTATTTTTCTCCTACTAAAAGAATAGGGGGCATTACCCCCCTATTCAGAGTTATGTTTAATTTAGAATACTGAATATTCTAGTTCTACTGTAAATCTTCCAGCCGTTATATCAGCGTTTACTGCTGTAGTAGCAAAAGCATATAAGTTTTTGCTAGCAATCGCCGCTGTAATGTTCGGAACAAAGATGTGGTAGTTACCCGCAGTATTGTTAAAGTTTACATCAACCTCTGTGATTGATTGTGTAGCACTTAACTGCTCGTTAAAAGATGTCACACCAGCACCAACAATTTCAGTTCCAGAAGAAACTGCAGAGTTTGTTGCTGTTCCAGATGTTGCACTTAATGATAAACCACCAACAAGAGTTTCTCCTGCTGCAGTTGTAATACCAATCAATGCTCTGTGAATGAAAAACTTAGAAGGTGTTACTAAAGCAGAAGGTGCTGTAACATCTAAAGTTCCTAATTCAACAAGAACGTCACCATCTCCATATGCAGTTGATGCCGCGTCTGTTGCTGCCAATGTACCAGCAAAAGATTGTATTTTTCTTGTTCCTAAAGAAACTAGTTGTCCAGTTGAGTTAACTTGAAAACTAGAGTTTGATATAGCGCCCGTGCTAGAATCTTTAGAAATAACTTGAAAGCCATTTTCTGATCTGACCGGACCGCTAAAAGTTGTATTAGCCATATTGGTCTCCTTTTCCGCCAGCACAGTCTGAGACATTGTCTACTGCACGAGTCTATACTGACTATTTATAAGTATGCAGTATCCTGAATATACGCTTTTAATGTAGTGATTGCAAATAAAAAGGGGCGCCGAAGCGCCCCTTCTAATAGGTTTATAACCTTAGAGATTATGCACCTGGTGATCCGAAGATACCACGCCAGTCAGAAAAGCCGAAGCTGTATCTTTCTCTAGCTTTGTATCTTACATTACCAGTCTCAAAATCACCTTCCATTGCAGTCTTAATAGCTGCTCTTTCGAACATTTTAAGACCGTTAGGAACGTCTGTTTTGATGAAGAAAGCATCTGTATCAGTTAGGTAGTTGTTTACTACATAACCTTGAGGGATCATCCCTTTAGATGCAATCGCATTTAGATCGTTGTCAGCAGTGCCAACTCTTGCTGGTGATTTCATGATTCTTTCAGCTGTAAATTGTAACGCAGAAGGAATAATCATTTTTACTCCTCTTGCAGCAATTTTTAAGCCTCTTTCATCAGTGAAAGCAGCAATGTCAATCAGAGCTTGCTCAATAGAGGTCTCTGATAGGTCAGCAGACGTAGCTAACTCATTCGTTTGTGTTCCCGATTGTGAAGGGTGATCGTCAGCCATTAAAGCTTTATTATCTCCTCCAGGGAAGTTTGTTGAATCAAAGCCGTTGTTTAAGATGTTTGCGCCTTTGATTTGTTTCGTATTAGCCATAGATCTTGCTAGTGCTTTTGTATAACGAGTCGCGACCGTGTCATACAAGTTGTCCTCTATTGCTTCCTCAGTAATTGCGAAAGCGAGAGCAACTGTTTCGTGTGTATAACGAGATGTGAAAGACTCGTTTGCAGTGTCAAAAGAAACTGCAGCACCTTCAGCTTTCACTGAGGCGTTTGCGAAACCAGCTAACATTACTTCTTCTTCAAAAGCTCTGTCACTGTTTTCAACGTCGAAAATCTCTAAGTGTTGATTTTCGTAACCTTGATACTCAAGTCCAAATAATGCATTCAGACCTGGCTCTAGCTCTTTTGCGAGCTGTTGTCTTGATATAGCCATATAATTATCCTCCTGCTATTATAGTTCTTTTTTGAAGTTGTGTTCGTTGAAGATCACAACATAGTTAAGGTTTTCTTTTCCTAAGTCATCGTTACCAGGGTCTGTAGAAAAAGCTACGATTTTCAAAGAACCATCAGTTCCTGCTAGATCAGACATGTCTAATTCACATGCTGACACACCATTAGCTGATTCTGTTCCGTGGTTTACGTAGTCTGCTACTTCATGACGGTCTGTGACATCACTGTCAACACTTGCGCCAGAGTCGCCCTGTATTTCAAACTTCATATACGGATCATCAAAAATAAAAGCTCTGATTTTGCCTCTAGTTATGTTGGTCTGCGTATAATTGTTTGCAAATTTAGGTTTTCCCGTTGCAGGGTCAACGTCAATTAGAACACCATTTAATACACCAATGTTAGCTTCGGCATTGTCACCAATGTCGACAAAGCCAGTATTACTACCTTGTTGTATTATTGGATCCCCCTGAAACATAGATGAAGCTTCATTGTCTGCAATGAAGTATTCATTAGTCATAAGGTTTCCGGCTCCGCTTAACGTTCCTACAGGTCTTAACCCAAATGCGGCATTTTTGTTATTACCTTTTGCCATATGGTTTTCCTCCTTAAAGGTTGTTATTGTTAGCGGTGGTTAGGAATTACTAAATAATTAGTTTTTCTTTGTACCACCAAAAGTTACACGAGTTTGTCGATCTTGGTTGATCGGCATACTTGGGTGCTGTTCCTTTAAGACATCGTTATCTAAGGCTTCATTGCGATCTGCAGTTATTTGATTAAAATATGCTTCACGCTGCCTTGCGAGCTCTTCGGGTATCCTTGCCAGCACAAGGCCACCAACCCCGATCACTCCTGCGTATCGTCCTTCATCCAAAGTTGGAAAATCAAAATCTGGATATTCATCAGCTCTTACGAGCTCCCATCCTGATCTCAACTTGCCTGACATGTTCTTTGTATCATCAAAGCCCATACTTTCAGCGCGTATCCATCTATGTCTGTAACCGTCTGGCGCAGGCGGTGCATCAAGTGATGATGGAGGAGTCCATACTTTAGGTCTTTCTGCTTTGACCCTAG